ATAAACATCAAGTTAAAGAAAATAAATTTAACTGAAAAACAAAACCAATTATTAAAAATAATATTTGACAGTGAATCAAAGATAATATTTATAAGTGGGCCCGCCGGAACGAGTAAAACGTATGTCGCGATTTACGGCGCATTACAATTATACAATATGAAAAATGAGCGCGGCATTACATATGTTCGCACGATTGCTGAAAGTGGCGAAAAAAGTCTTGGCGCATTACCCGGAGAAATGGCCGAGAAAATCAATCCATATATGATGCCAATGAATGAAAAGCTCGACGAGTTATTGATTCCTGGGCAAGCAAGTATTGTCAAAGAGAAAGACATTGTTAAAGGTATGCCTGTCAATTATTTGCGCGGAGCTAGTTGGCGTGATGAGATAGTAATCGCGGATGAATCTCAAAATTTCACATTCAAAGAATTGACAACATTAATGACTCGACTTGGCGAGGGCAGCAAATTGATCATTTGCGGTGATCCTATGCAGAGTGACATTAATGGCAAAAGTGGATTTGCAGATATGTATCGATTATTTAATGACGAAGAAAGTAAAGCTCAAGGAGTTCATACTTTTCACTTTGGCGCAGAAGATATCATGCGAAGTGAAATACTAAAATTTGTAATAACAAAAATTCAAAGCAAAAAATAGACTATAGTGTAATCAAATAGAATGAGTAATCGAACCAATTTATCTAAATCGTATAATTATACTGTTACTGCTGCATCTGACAACTCTGCATATTTATGGAACGGACACGGTTTAGAAGATGCTCCAAATCCGACAATTTATATTCGCAGCGATGACGATATAACCATAACCAATGCTAGCGGCGGTCATGTAATGAATTTGAGCGCAGATTATGTTTCGTGGCAAGTGACCGAATCGAACGGACAAATTGCTTTAATATCTGATGCAAATTTACTTGGAGAAGGTTCGTATACATATGTTTGTAGTTCTCATCCTGTAATGAATGGAAAGATAAAAGTCTCTCATCCAGTCGTAAATGGTGGCCCTGAAGATGGATACGGTACTGGTTTATTGCCCGGAAATAATCTTGGTGGAGCTCGAGCATCAGTTTCTGTTGATCAAATTCGTACAAAAATAAATGAAATCATAACAAAAGGAGGTGTTGGAGGCACACCCGGTACAGGCGGTGGTTCAATTTCTGTTTCGACAGATGCTCCTGGCTCGCCAAGCGATGGCGATTTATGGTGGGATTCAGATACTGCTTCATTGTATGTATACTTTGCAGATAGAGATGCATGGATTCAAACCAATGGAGCTGTTGGTGGATCAAGTGCTGCGGTAAATATTGATGCTGAATTTACGGCAAATGCAGCCCACATGTCTGGAGGCGGAGGATGGTTTTGCTTTGACGATAGCGCTGCAAATATTACCGCAACAATTCATACAGATGATACAAGCAGTTTATCAACAGGAAATGGAAGCGGTACGGGCACTGATCGAGCCGCAGTATTTACCGTGCCGGATAGTGGATTTTATCAACTTAATGCGTCAATTCAACTTAATGTAAATACTTCTACATCAATCTCCTTACGACTGCACACAGGAGACACCATTCCGAATGGTTCTCCTGAAAATTTAGCTGCAGCAGGCCAAGTAGCAGGAGAAAACCAAGAAACTTTAAACTTTTCAGGCGCAAGATATTTAAATGCAGGGAATAAGCTTTACTTTGAATACACCTGTAGCTCCGATAACGTTCCCACGTTAAAAGGTAGGCTTTCAATATTCAAAATTAATGCTGGTGGTGGCGGCGGAGGCGGCGGAGGCGGCGGAGCAAGTGTTAGTACTGATGAGACTGTTCCAGCTAGCGCATCTGATGGAGATTTATGGTACGACGAAAGTAGCGCTGCACTTTATGTTTATACCGATTCAATTGGCGGATGGATTCAAGCAAATGGCGGCGGTGGTGGCGGAACTGGTCCGCGTGCATATGTAGAATTTGATGGAACTGCATCAAATATGACCACAGAATTAAGTGCTTCTAATAGCTTTAATGTGTCAAGCATCACAGATGGTGGAACTGGAATCTATACTATCACATTTACAAGCCCAGTAACTAACCCGGTAGTCAATGCGCACGCCCTCAACCCGAACACCTCCGTTGGCAGCGATAATCATGTTCTTGCCAGAATATCTAGCGTTTCAAGCTCGGCTGTAGTACTCAGAATCAATGAAATAGATAGCGGTGGTAACCTTGGTAGTCACCATAATCCCAGTTATGTTTCGCTTATAGTTCACTAATTTTTAATCATGAAAAATATATTAATATATAATGATCCAACCGTAGCCGTCACACATTTTGTGGACAATTTATCGGTTGACAAAGTTCACGAGCAGGCGCAAAAAATGCTCAAATTCGGAACACTATACAGAATCGGCACAACCGACGAAGTTCCTGCTGACCGAACATTTCGCGACGCCTGGGATATTGATGACGCCGATTTGAATGATGGAATTGGCGGCGAAGTAGAAGCTCAAGCAAAACTTGAAAACTGCAAATCTAACCTTAAATATGTAGAATCACGTTTGAGCGAAGAAAAAGAAAATTTATCCAAAAACAATGAAAGCATCGAATCGCTTAAGCAAGAAATTGCTGAGCTTGAACCTAAACAAGAAGAATTACTTGCTGCATGGGAAGTTGTAAAAGCAGAAGCTTTCGAGAAAAAAACAGACTGGGAAACCAAATTATCTGCTGCAGAAGCTGTTGTAGCAGATTCTGAAGAACCAACCGAAGAGCAAAAAAATAGCGCCATTGAATTGCGTAAGGTTGCAGATGAAGCATTTAAAGTTCAAGATGATTTGTTTGCCAAAAAGCGAGCAGCTGCAGAAGCAACTACAGAACTTGATTCGAAAAAAGCTGATCTTGAAAGCCTTAAAGGTGTTGCAGAATCTATTGAATCTGCAGTTTCTGAAATTGAAGCTATGGTTGAACAATATCAAGCAGATGTTGCTGAATGCGAAAGCAAATTACAAGAATTATTAACCAAGCTTCCTTTGGAAAGTCGCAGAGGATACGAAGAACCTCAACCAGAACCCGAGCCAGAAGTTGAATCTGAGCCACAACCCGAGGAAAATCAAGATGATCAAAATTAATTTACCAAAAGCAAAAGAAATTGTACATTCTGCTCGTCGTGAAGCTAGAGCCGAAGAATTTAAGTCGTATGACGAAATTATTATGAAACAAATTCCAGGCAATGATTTCGATGATGCAGAAGCTGAGCGCGTTAAAATTCGCGCAAAATATACTACCATGCAGGACGAAATTGATGCTTGCACAGATGCCGAGCAATTAAAAGAAAAATTACAAAATCTATAAATCATGTCAATTAAAGATACATTAACCAACAACTCCATGAATTCATTTTCATTTGGAGGAAAAACTTATACTCGAAGAGTTGATAACGGCGCAGTGGTTTATGATATCTCAGCAGGAACAGATGGTTCTGCATTTAGTACTGGATGGGTCAACACAGATGGAACCACAGCAGTTGCAGATGGTGCGACTTTGACTTTTAATCATAATTTAGGAACGACAGATTTTGTGATTCAAATTTGGGTATCACATGATTCGTTGGGAAGCAACGCGTATCAAATATTTACTGATAGCGCTGCATCTAGTGCCGGCTCAAAAATGGATGGAGCTATTATTGATAACATATCCGAAACCCAGCTTTCTCTTCAATTAGGTGCTGGAGGATTTTTTAATGTTTCCAGCTCTGGAACCTGGAGTAAAGAAAGCTGGGCTTCAAAATATGTAAAAGTTGTTGTATCTGCAAAAATGGGATCTGGTGGTGGAGGAGGAACGCCTGCCGGATCAGATCGTCAACTTCAATTCAATGACAATGGAGCATTTGGCGCCAATGTAAATTTAAAATTTGATGGCAGCAATCTTTTTGCTCCAGGAATGATAGTTGGTTCTGGAATTGTATCTGGAAACGAAGGTGGAGAAATGGCTTTCGAAAAAGCTCCGAATTCTACGCTCGGAGGAAGTTATGTACATTTTGATCAATGTGAAAATCGATTAAGATTTTTTGAAGGCGCCTCGCCTTTTAGGGGTGCATACCTCGATTTAACTGAATGCGCTGATGTAGTAGGAACCAATTTATTGGCTGGCGGTGGTGGCGGCGGAAGCAGCGGAGGGAATTTTGATAGTGGTTGGCTGGAGGTGCCAAATTATGCTGCCGGCTCTAGCGATAATTACGCAGACTTATCAATATCACATATGCTTGGCAATAAATATCCTGTAGTACAAGTTTACATACAAGATGTATCTACCGGAAAAGAGCAGAATATTGGCCTGCAGTCAGACGAATGGAGTGTGAGTACAGACTCAGGAGTGCATTACAATCCTATTGATTCAAATACTGGCACAATACGTATATTTGAAAAAATTCTTGGAGAGAGTGCCGCGACACCTGGAGAATTAAATTACTTAAATATAGTTGGGAACACAGCATATCGTATCAAAATCATTGCGTCTGGTGGCGGTGGCGGCTCAGGCCCACGCGCATATGTAGAATTTGATGGAACTGCATCAAATATGACCACAGAATTAAGTGCTTCTAATAGCTTTAATGTGTCAAGTATTACCGACCATCAGGCTGGTCAGTATACTGTTACTTTTACTAGTCCAGTACCGAATCCGGTTGCGTTTCATGATAATTCAGAAAGATCAGATGGGCATCCTATTTTGTATTCTGATCTCTATAATGTGGGAAACAATTCTATTAAAATTGGGCTGGGGTCTAATAATCTCTGGTATGATTCCGCTTATATTTCACTTATAGTTTTTTAATTTTAAAATATCATGTCATTATCATCATACAACGGAGAAAACAGTTTTACTATAAAAGGTAAAAAATTCATAAAACGAGGCGCAAACAATATTTATGATATTGCAAGCGTAGCAGGAACAAGCGGAAATTTTAGCACTGGATGGATAAATCAAGATGCAAGCGGAACAGATGTTGCGAACGGAGCTAAAATGCAATTTGATCACAATTTGGGAACGACAGATTTAGTTTACAATGTTTATGCTGCAAAAGATAACTCTGGAACTGATGCTATAGATATATCAAATCATGAAATATCTCAGACAGATGCTCCTAGAGCTGATTATGGAAGCCAAGCATTAATTACTAGCAACACAATACAAGTTGTACTAGGTAGTCAGGGATTGCTCATTCCAAATATTGGAGCCACATATAATGTAAGCAACTCTAATTTTACGACTTACCCATATATCAAAGTTGTTGCATCTGCTGGAGGAAGCGGTAGTGGCTCAGGAAATATTGTTGCAACAATGCGGGCGAAAGGCCCAGAAGCAACGGGTTTAGGCGCTAGCACTGCCTATACCCAAATATGTTCTGACCCTAAAAATTTTCCATTCATGGGCCGATCTGATATAAGTAGTTACTATTCGTATTCATTTGCGACATTTAAAAATAATACTAGCTCTTATGCTATACTTCAGATGACGATGTCTAGCGCTTGGGTTCCATCAGATTACTATAAGGTCAGTCTCAATTCAATAAACTCATCCTATGGAGGTAATCAGCCCCAACTTCTTGGGTCTGCAGTCGATAATTCCAATATAGATAGACTTTATTTTTGCCTGGTAGAACCGCAAGCTGGATTTGGGCTGATGATAACAAGTGATAGCAATGCAAAAGGAAACCAATATTCAAGCATATACTCCGAGGCATCAATCTTAAGTGATCTAGGCGGTTATACGGCAGATGAATTGTTCACGAATCATGCAGATTTAACAAATATATGGACTGATATTGGAGCGCCTACCAATAGTCAGATTTATATCGCTGACGTGTATGGTTGATTTGCTTGATGAGGGATTAATATACTCGAAGCAAGTTTTTAAACCAGAGGAAATCAAAAATTTTCTTTTACTTGTTTCCAAAAAGCCGCGTGCCCATAAATTTGGAACTAGATTCTGGAAGAATATTGAATTGAATCAAGATATTATTGTATTTATAAAAAAGGCAATAAGGCAAATAAAAGACCAAATTTCCTGCTGTTTAACTCATGATCATATCTGCGAGTCTATTTTGATGACCACTGTGCCTGGAGAGCAGGGACAGCCAATTCATGCAGATAATTATGCGCCAAATGATTTGATGAGATGGTATACTGTTGGCATTTGTCTTTCGGATATAAATTATTCAACTGGAACTTTCAATTATATTCCAGGAAGCCAGAGAATATTTCGAAATCAAAATAATAAAAGTATTGAGGATTTGTATTTTCAGAGTCAAAGAGAACATAATTTTTATAGAAAATATTTTTCAAATTCAAATATTAAAAAAATTTCATTAAAGGCTGGCTCTGTTTTTTGTTATGATACGGCAGTGTTGCATCAAGGTACGCCCAATACTAGCGAAAATACTGAAAGAAATGTATTCTTTGTTACGTTTGGACCAACATTCAATCAGTGGCACTCCGAGGTTAAAGAGGACGCTCCTTCTATGGCGGCTGCCCTAAGCTCCTGCAGGACATCAATGAGTTTGAAAGAGCTGGACTCTTTTTCTCGATATACTTTTAAAGATTTTGTATGAGCAAAGATGATCAATATTTTTTTTATTCGCCATCTAAAAAGATTTCATTGCAAGGGGCCAAGCGAGAGGTCGACCTTTATATCAAAGAACATGGTACTAGCTCGAATTGGTCAGGATGCTTGAAGAAGAATTATTGCTGCAAGTTATTTTTTTACGACCCAAAGAACAAAGAAGCTCAAGATCTTTATGATGCCGTATTCGAAGACAAGTCTAAACTAAAGCGTGGTTCTCATTGCTTAAAATGCAAGCAATTAAAGGGTGATGGAGATAAAGGTATCAAGTCTTGCTCAATATATAAAGATAGACCAAGAATATGTAGAGATTTTCTATGTCAACCCGCAATCATTAGGGGAAAAATTTATAAGCAAAAACAGCAAAATTCTAATTAATTCTTTTTGTTAAGAATAATTACATAAACTAATTTATAGAAAATTCGTATTAAGGGTTCCCCCGTCTTGCGTGTATTTATGTATATGGAAATGCAAGAAATATTGATAATAGGAGTTGGCATATTAGTGTCGATTATTGCCTTCTATTTAAAAAGAGAAAGCTTAAAAATCGAAAAACTAGGATCGAAACTAAGAAGAATGGAAGTTGATTTAGCTAAAAACGGAGCTAGAGATGCAGAACGATGGGAACAAACTCAAAGACTTTTGGAGGATAGAAGAAATGATGTTGTTCGACTCTTCGAAAAATTAGAAAAATGAAATTAATTATCGAGTCCTGCTTGAGTGAGCCTCCCAGTGAAATTTCTTGTTTTCGAGATGTTACATTATATGCTCGAACATACAAGTTCGAGGATGTGCTTCTAGAATGCCCGCCAGGCACTCGTAGTATGTATTGGAGCTGGCTCAAAGGGTTTGGCGCGCATGACTTTATAAGCTATCTAATAATAGACACTGAGAGAGAATCTGGATTTACTTTAAAAACTGATAAGTGTGCAGATATTTCGGTCGATAAAATAACTTGCGACAATTTAAATTACATTATAAGTAAATTAAAATAAAAAACCAACGGCAAATGATCACCGTTGGTCTTCATGGAATATAGATTTTTAAAAGTTTATTCTGTTTTTTCGCTTTCTTGGTTCTCTGACTGATTTTTGAGGTCATTAACAAGTCCGTTATAGTCTTCGGCGGGCATTTGCTTGATTGTTTCTTTAGCTTGTGTGACTGCCTGGCTTTGAACCGATTGAATTAACGTACTTAATGGTACAGTGCTGAAAGCTTCTGCCAAATTAGTTTTATCAAGAAATTGATTCGCTATAGCAGCAATAGCCATATCGTAATCTAGTTTTTGCTCATCAGTCAACTCTTTGTTTTCTGTTGATTCGGCGTTTTTCTTTTCAGTTTCTTCTGGATTTTCTAGTGTTGCGTCTGTCATATGTACTATTATATAAAAGTATATAAAAAATTAAACTAAAATATTGATTAGTTTTCGCGGCAATTATATAGCTCTTTTATATATTGGATTTTCTTTTTCTTGAATTACTTGCTGTAATAATATATTTTGAATTATTGCGTCATGTTCGAGTTGATCGATATAGTCGTTCTGCGACTGTATTAGCTCTCTCTGCTTCCACATAAACCACCCCATATAAAATATAACCAATAAAACACTAACCACGCTCAATGAATCTTTCATGTATGTTATATACTAGCTTTTGTTTTTTTGTTTTTCAATAAATACAGCTAAAAATAAAAACAATTAATTTATGATTTGAATATAGTTTAAATATAGTTTGAGTATAAAATATAAAATAAAATATTATAATAATGTGCAGAAGATATCTGCAAGCATCTTTTAAGTATAAAATAGTGTATATAGAATAAATGTCAAACAAGCAAATACATGAGCTCCGCAACTTAGACAAGTTGGACTTTAATCCCGCAACAGACAATTTTTTGGTTCAGAAAAAAGGCGGGGGAACTTATAAATCTAGCATAACACACCTAATTGACTCTCCTAGCGCCAATTTACCGGGAACGAAAAGTTGGGCGTGGAACTGGCTAGATGAGCCAGAGGATTTGATTGGGTATCGAGGCACTTTTGTGCGAAAGGCCGGTAACCTCGCTACGGAAGCGACTGGAGGAGCTCGGGCACCGGCAAACAGCCATAAAGAAAAGATCAGCGCTTCTTGGCTGCAAAAAGAAGTCGACGGAAAAAAAGAGGCTTCAAGCATTCCCTCTTCAGCTAGATCTGTATTGATGTCCGCCTTTACGAGAGACTGCAACTTTAAGTGTTTTAGGGCAAGATCAACACCCGTCAGCAACATTAAAATACTTTCCGAATTCACAGGGTCTAAAAACGATCATATGCGTCTAGCTTGGCATAAGCATGGACCTTCTGTAACGGGAGACGGAATGCCTCTTGAGTCTTTGTTTATTGTAGATCACGTCGGAATTCCGCAAGATCGAACTCTGGGCCACGGAAACAAGATTGCTATTGACGACGGCTCTCGTGTTACTTTTGAAATTGATACTCAGGCTTATTTTTTAACCGCACGCTCGGATCGCCGCAGGTCTGGGAGGGATGGACTTAGCTCAAGTGTCTCAGATTCGTATTATCACTCTGAATTATTTTACGTAAAAATGCTTGCTTGGGCCTGATATGAAAATAGACTCTTTACCGGAAATTTTAAGCTCTTCAGACTTTGACCCAGTTAATGATAAAATACTGGTCGAGCAAAACGGAAAAACTTTTTACACGACTTTGTTTGATATACAGTCTATTCTAAATACTCGGGCGCGCCCTAGCGAAAAAACATCCTGGAAGTTTCTTGAAAAAAATAATGTGATCGAAAGCCCGATTTCAAAGATTTCTTTAAGCGATAAGTATCTTACAAGCGTCGGGCAACCAGAAACTATGTCGTTAAGCGATCCGTTAGAAATAAATAGTCAAGGAAGTTTTAATGTAAAAATTGCAGACCTTCAATCTGGGGTTCCTGCTGGGGTTAGAAGGGTCCTCATAAAGTTAATTGCAGAGAATGTAAGAATTCAAATAAAATGGAGGCAATCGTTCGAGTTTTCTCTTGATATTCCTGGAGGCGAAAAGCATGTTTCAATTTTTCCAATGGAAAATATTCAAAATATTCCTACAACAAAAGAGACTACCATATGGCAGTATAACTCACACAATATTCCAGGTAATCTTAATACAGGGCCTTGGTCGAGCATGGCTGACGTAGATCTGCCTTACGAGAACCAGGTTTTCGGAAATTCAACCTCCAACGTTTCGCCTGCTGCAACTTTTGCGATGAACGATCTTTTTTCTCGAGACCCAAATAGACATAAAGAGGTCGGCCCGTTAACACTGACAGGTCTTACCCCAACAGGGCCCGAAAGCTCGAATCTAGATTCTATTGATAATACCTCGGTCTCACTTTCTCCTTTTCCCTCCAATAATATTGGTAAAATATATTCTTTTCAGGTTATAGCTTACTCTAATTTTGGGTGATTTGACATGAGAAGTAAAAGTCTATCGACCTTGCCTGACTTAAATCCAAGTGAATTTTCTCCAGAGGAGGATTTATTTTTGATCCAAAAGGAAAATTTTCAATTGAGAACTATAAGCTTCAACTTATTGCTTGATGTGGCTAACTTTTATTATATCGGCGAATTAAACGAGTGGAATTATGTTGCTCCTGACCAAAAGCCTTCTTTTGCGCCGAAAAGGCTGACGAACGAAGGCTTGAAGCTTCCCTTGGACCCTAATGAGATAGCAATAGATAATTATGCCTATATTAGCGTAAGGGTCGCTGATTTTATAGCCAAGGATGGAAAATTAGTTCCGCCAGAGGCCAAAAACATTATTCTCACAATGAACCAAACAAATTTAGAATTTCTAGACGAGAGAGGATGGTCGAGATTTCCTTCTGACCAAAAAAACTATGTGTTCGAGAATATGCAATACCCCATAATGAATGTATTTAAATATGATGATATTGATGTGGCAAATAAAATTCCTAGGTCAAATGAATCCCATTTTTTGAGCGAAGACAATCACGCTCTATTCCGTTGTCCTATTTCTGATGCGCAGAGTCAAGAGTTTTGGGTGTACGCCTGGGCCTTCTAATTAGTATTTTTTTTACTTTTTATTCTTTTTATTTCTTCTGGCAATATTCTTGATACTTTGTCTGTTTGATTTTCCATCATCAATTCTGCAGGAGTGGATCCATTTAATTTTGCATTTTCAGTTTTTAACCAACATGTAGACTGGTATGAGTTTAAATTTTTACTAAGCATTTCCAGGATAGATTTTTGTGACATATACTATATATTACACATATTTATTTTTTTGTAAAATTATTTTTGTGTATATATTTATATGGGCCCAATATTGAATACTATTATAGGAGCGGGAATAAAATTGGCCTGCAATCTAATAAACGCATGGCTAGAGCAAAAGAGGCAAGATCAGCTAGCTTTAGCCGCGCGAGACGAAAAAATGCTAGAAGCTTTAATTTCTAGTCAGTCGGAAAATGCTAAAGATCCTTTTGTGAAGGTTAGCCGAAGAATACTTTTTATGAGTATCACGTTTACCATGTGTTTCTTGATGATTTATTATGCAATGAATCCTCATATTACATACAATTTAATTGTCCCTAAAGGGGAAGGCACAAAGTGGGGGTTTTTTAGTTGGATATTCGGAGCAAAAGACTGGGAAGTAGTTCAAATGACAGGAGGCTTGATGCTTGCATCGTTTATGGATTTGTGTTTCATGGTTGTTGGATTTTATGCGATTCCCAGTAAGCGTCGATGAGGGGTTGCTGGCTGATAATTTTATTTTTCTTCTCTTGTTCGAGAAAAATCATACAGAAACCAAAAGAAATTGCTAAATTAGATTCTCCTGGCGACGAATCGAATGTACTATCTATAGTGAGCGATCCTCAGAATTATGATCATACTGGGCCGTGGATATGGTTTGGAATGGTAATAGGTTTAGTTTTTTTTATTTCGCTCTTTTCTTTAATTTTTAAAAAATGAATAATGGTCTAGATATATTAAGCGTGCTTACTGGTGTAGTTTCTGCCGCAACTGCGGTTATCGGTATGTGGTTGAAAATAAAATATGATGAAAAGAAAAGTAAACAATTTGTTTACGACCCTAATTGCCATAGCAATGTAATTTCTGCCTTAAATTATGTTCTCGATGAAGCTGATGCAGATAGAGTATATATTTTAGAGTTTCATAATGGAGAGCATTATTTTTCCGGAAGAAGTCAGCAAAAATTAAGTTGCACTTATGAGGTCGTTAGCGAAGGAATAAGTTCCGAATGTCAGACCCTTCAAAATATAAGAACTTCTAATTTTCACGGACTTACGCATTCAGTATCTCAGGAAAAAACATTCAAGTGTCCTAATCTAGAAGAGTACAATGATGATATCGGATTCAAGTCTTTTCTGGAGCAAAAAGGCGTGAAAAGTTTTTTTGCGCGGCCAGTAAAAACTTTAAACGGAAAAATCTTGGGAGTTCTTTGCTTTGAGTATGTAAAAGAAAACAGAAAGTGGAGCGAGGAAGCAGAAGAGTTCTCGAGAAAGCAAAGTAGAATAATAAGCGGTTATTTGATATAATTTTTTTTTAAGCTATAATATATTATTATGGCTTTTTCTTACTGTCCTCACTGTGGCTTCAAGAACATGTACTCTATCCAGGCTCCAAAATTTTGTGGTGGCTGTGGGCAGGGTTTGAGTATATTATCTGCAGCAAAAACAACCTCAAGCGTTTCAAAAAAAACTCTCACGCCCAATCCCGCTCGTAGGGTTAGAAGATCTCCTGAGTTGCTTGACGAGTCTTATGACCCAGATGGAAGCGATGTATATGAGGTTCCGTCAATATCTAAACTATCGTACAGCGTAGAACAGGATAAAAATAAATTTAACCTAAAAGATCTAATTCCACTTGAAGATCTAGACCCAGAAAAAGTTGCTCCAAAAAAACCAAAAAAACGTGGACGACCAAAAAAAGCCTGAATTTAAATACGAGGACAAGTCGGACGAAATCGACTTAGAAGTAAGAAAAAGAAAGGGTAAATGGTTCCTTGATTCTCTCGCTTGGTTTGACTTTGAAGATGTTGAGCAAATTATAAAGGCTCACATTCACAAAAAATGGCATCAATGGGACCAATCTAGATCATTGAAGCCTTGGATCAATAAGATTATTACCAATCAAATGAAAAATATATTGCGAAATAATTACAGCAACTTTGTCAGACCATGTTTAAACTGCCCTTTTAATCAATCATGCGCCACAAAGGACGGAGGAGAAGCTTCTTTATGTGGTTTTACAAAAAGCGGATTACAGGACTCCTCTTGCCCTCTTTATGCAAAATGGGAAAGAACAAAAAAGCCTGCTTACGGAATAAAAATGGCGCTCGCTCTTGAGAATCATTCTTACGAGGTCGGAGCTATGCAGGATCATAATTTCAATATAATCGAGTCTCAGCAGAAATTAAACAAGCATATGAAAAAAGAGCTTTCTAGCAAGCAGTATCAAGTTTACAAGTTGCTTTTTATTGATAATATTGACGAAGAAGAGGTTGCCGAACAAATGGGGTATAAAACTAGTGAAAAAGGAAGAAAAGCTGGATATAAGCAGATAAAAAATTTAAAGAAAATTTTTAAAGAAAAAGCTCAAGACATTTTGAAAAGAGAAGACATTATCGCCGTTAGGGCTGTACCTCCATGGAGCTAAACGACGAACAGAAAAACGTTATCAGGTCTAACGCAAATGAAGTCTCTGATTTAACCGAATTAACCAAGTTAGCTTTTCCCGACTCTGATAAAGTTGACGGAAGAAGTAAACAGGGTAGGGCCGTTAGGAAATTTTTATTGAATAACGAGATAGAGTATGAAACAAAACACATCTACCCGAAGGATGATATTATATTAACCCAGGAGCAAAAAGACTTTGTAGACCAATCTGTCTCAGATGGTATGACCTGCGCTCAAGCAGCAGCAGTGCTTTTCCCGGAAATCCGAGTAACGCATACTTCAAAAGAATATCAAGCTGTATTTGAATACGTTGATAAAAATGATGAAATAAAGACTCCCGCATCTGAGGATGCAATAAATAAAAGATACTCCCCTCCAAAGGCTTCTAGTAAAATAATAAAAAAGATAAATGACTATGCCCAAACAAGTATAAACGAAGAAAAGCTCACCATGTCCGAGAGAAAGGGCATCGAATCCTTGGGAGGCTTTTTAGCGTCACCTAGATTTATTCAGGTAATCAACACTTACGATAGTCAGGCGGATAGAGACTTATTTGAGGCAGAGTTTGTTAGGGCTACCTGGGATAAGCCTGACTTAACAAGTGACGAGATTAATTTATACATCAACGTGTGTATGGATTACATTCATTTGAAAAACATTCAAAGCGCAATTAATAAGTTAAATAGAATGTTCGATGAAGCGGAAGACCAACAGGATTTAACTGTAAGATTAGCAGAATTGCTTAAAACTAAAAGCGAAGAATACAATCAGTGCGAAAAAAGAATGGAGTCATTGATTCAAAAACTTCAGGGAGACCGATCAAAAAGAATATCCAGCAAGCACCAGCAAAATGCAAGTTTGTTGTCGCTTGTCCAACTATTTCAGGAAGAGGAAGAGCGAGAGGTTATGATAAAAATCGCGAGATTGCAAAGAGAGGCGGCAAAAGAAGAAGCTGGAAGACTCGAATCGATGCCTGACTGGAAAGCTAGGGTTTTGGGCATTTCTAAAGAAGATGTCATTTAATGTTTGTAAGATATGTTCGCTGGAATTTGAAAGCGAAAAAAAACTTCATATGCACTTGAGGTCTCACAAGGTTACTCTCGCAGAATATTACATAAAATACTATCCGCGTCATAATCTATATACAGGAGATTTATTGCCATTTAAAAATAAAGAACAATACTTCGGGCGAGATTTTTCAAACAGGGATCAGTTATTAAAATGGTGCAACGCGCAATCAGATGAAACTGTTAGGGAATATATATTAAAAATGCTCAAGCATAGGGTTGAAGATAAAAACTTAAAGTTCGGACCTTCCCATATAGAGCTAGAGGTAAATGAAATGCCTACCATAGAACTATATCAAAAACATTTCGGCTCTTATACCGAAGCTTGTAAGGCCGCAGGGGTTCTTCCAATGTTTGGGTCTCGATTGCCAAAAGAATGGGGAAGAAAGGTTGATGATTCGGTTAAAATTTTTATAGACACAAGAGAGCAGCAGCCTTTAGAGTTTCCTAATTCAGAGTTTCTTAAGCTAGATTTTGGAGATTATGCTGTAGGCAAAGAACATTATGATTATACTTACGCGGATAGAAAAAGCGAGCAAGATTTTAAATCCACATTGAGCAAAAATAATTTAAATAGATTCGAGTACGAACTTCAACGAACGAAAGACTTTGATAGTTATTTGTTCGTGGTAACTGAAGGAAGCATAAACAGCATAGAAAAAAATAATCGATGGGCCCCACACATGTCAAACATGAAGTATATTTATCATAACATGCGTACTCTAGCGCATAAATTCAAAGGTAGCTGCCAGTTCATTTTTACGGGCAGCAGGGAGGAGTCTGAACATTTAATTCCAAAAATATTGACTTTAGGAAAACAGCTTTGGGACGTAGACCTTCAGTACTATCTTGATCGAAAACTAATATAATGACTTGGGAAACAGGAAATCAATTATCTAGGGCTGAAGAAAAAAACTTCAATGAACAACTTGAAGAAATGAAAGGGTTTATAGAAGAAAAAGAAGCTAAGATTTTACTATACAAGTTCTTGAGGGAGAATATCACATTTACTGCAGATTTAGTTAGCGGAGTTCAGCTTTTTCCTTTTCAGCATATGGCGATAAAGGCTATGTTTGAAACAGATTATTTCATGGGGGTATGGTCTCGAGGAATGAGTAAGTCATTCACTACTGCCATATATGCATATTTAGACGCTATAATGAATCAAGGAGTCGAGATAGGAATACTCTCAAAATCCTTCCGGCAAGCCAAGATGATATTCAAAAAAATTGAAGATATTGCCTCGAAGCCTGGGGCAACATATCTAGCTCAATGTATAACGCATAAATCAAAAAGCAACGATGAATGGCTACTTGAGATCGGTAGCAGTAGGATCCGAGCTCTACCTCTTGGAGATGGAGAGAAGCTTCGAGGATTTCGTTTTCATAGAATTATTATAGACGAGTTTGCCCTTATGCCCGAGCGTATTTATAATGAGGTTATAATACCGTTCTTGAGTGTGGTCGAAAACCCGACTCAAAGGGAGGCTTTATTTAACCTTGAGACGAATTTAATTGAGCAAGGAAAGATGAACGAAGACGAGCGGCACGTTTGGCGCAACAATAAGCTAATAGCTCTTTCTTCAGCAAGTTATAAGTTTGAGTACATGTACAAAGCTTACGAGCAATTTGAAGATTTGATTCGCCAAGGCAGCTCAAAACAAAGTGATGCGCACAGGGTTATCATGCAGTTTAGTTATGACTGCGCCCCAAAGCAGTTGTACGACCAAAATCTTTTGGATCAGGCGAAGTCTACAATGAGTCAGAGCCAGTTCGACAGAGAGTTTGGTTCAATTTTTACTGACGATAGCAGCGGATATTTTAAGACCTCCAAGATGGCTTCGTGCACTTTGAAAGATGGAGAGACTCCAACTATTGAAGTGCGCGGGGAGGTTGGGCAAAAATATATTTTGGCATTTGATCCGAGTTGGGCAGAAAGTGAAAGTAGTGATGACTTTGCTATGATGGTGCTCAAGCTTAACGACGACAAGAAGATTGGGACTGTCGTGCATAGCTACGCTTTAAGCGGCACAAATTTAAAACAACATATTTTTTATTTTTATTATTTACTTACTCATTTTAATATTGTATCTATTGTTGGAGATTATAATGGAGGAGTGCAGTTTATTAATGCTTGTAATGAAAGTAGTTTGTTCAAGAAAAATAAAATGAATATAAAATGTTTAAATACTAACTTTGATGACTTAGAACATTATCAAGAAAAAATAATAGAAGGGAAAAAAGAATATAATTTAGAAGATAAAACGATTTGTTATTTGCGCAAACCTACTAGTCAGTGGATTAGGTTGGCGAACGAGTTGCTTCAGGCCAACTTTGATCATCATCGGATATTCTTTGGGGCAAGAGCAATTGATGATGCTTATAACGAACAAAGAAATAAAAAAATACCAATTCAGGATTTAAAATTTTTAAGAACATCTCAAAGTTTAGAGCGCCAAACAAATGCAGCGAAAATGATTGACTTTGTTGAGCATCAATTTGATATGATGAATCTTATTAAAACTCAATGTTCTTTAATTCAGATATCTACTTCTGCAGGAGGAACTCAAACATTTGATCTTCCTCCTAGTTTAAAGCGTCAAACCGGCCCAGAAAAAGCGAGAAAAGATAGTTATTCTGCATTAATACTTGGCAATTGGATGATTAAACTTTACTATGATATAATGAACTCTAAAGTTAATAACGTGAATTATACTTTTACTCCCATGTTTATAAACTAAGTGTAAGATTTTTGTATATGTCTAAAAAATATAAATACACCGCAACTTTTGATAATGTAGTTTTCGCTTCAAGCGACATAGAGAAGTCCTCAATTAGTAAAGCTTCATTGGAATCTCTTAGACCTTTAATTCCTCAAGATATAAACTTGGAAAAAAATATTGACCTTCTTGGAGTTGCTTTTAATGCTGCAGTGGTAAATAAATTTAATAAAAATGGAGATGGTATAGATAGTGAAGCGGCGGTAAAAATTAAAGATTTTTTTATTCATAAGCCTACGAATATAGAACATGATCGAGATAAGATTGTTGGCCATATTGTTTCCGCAGGCTTTTCAAAGTATGATGATTCCTCCTCTTTGATGAGTGACGATGAAGCTTTAATTGAAGAGAATGCTTACAATATTGCGCTCGCAGCTGTAGTTTATAAAACAGCAAGCAAGGAGTTTTCCGACCTTGTTTTAAGTTCTACTGATGAAGACAGCGATTACTACTCAACTGTTTCTGCTAGCTGGGAGGTAGGTTTTAATGATTACGTTATTTCTGTAGGAGGTGATGATTTGTGCGATTCGACAATTATCTCCGACCCTCAAGAAGTCGAGGCTTATTCTCCTTATTTAAAATCTTTAGGAGGAAAAGGGCTTTTAAAAGACGGAAGAAAAGTTAACCGACTTATCGTAGGAGAAATTTACCCCTTAGGTATAGGCTTTACTTCTAACCCTGCTGCAGATGTAAAAGGTCTTATCGCAGACCAAGGAAAATCCACGCCTGAAGTGTCAAGCAGTAATAAGCCGATCGACCAATTAATTACAAGAAGTAAAAAAACTTCCCATTCACCCAAAGAAAATGTACTAAACAAAGAACCTAATAATACTATTATGGATAAAGATCAAATTATAAATGAATTCCGAGCAGCTTTAGACGAAAAGCTTGGCAGCCAAGATTTTTCTGAAGAGAGTGTCGCAAGCATCTCCAAAGTTTTTATCGAAGCTATCCGAGAGAAAGGTGAACAATATGTCGCCGATCTCGAAAAAGCTAAAGCTGAAAAAGAAGAAGCTGTTCTGGCTCAAAATTCTCTTCAAGAGAAAATGGGCGAAGTTGAACAACAGCTACAGTCAACAAAAGAAAAGTTGACTTCTCTTGAAGAAGAAAATGCAGCTCGCGAAGCTGAGGTTAGATTTAATTCACGCATGGAGCTCTTGAATGAAGTTTATGAGCTTGATGAAGAAGATTCCAAAATTGTGGCGTCTGAGCTTTCTAGTCTCGACGAAACTGAAGAGAGTTTCGCTGGATACCAAGAAAAACTAGCCAAGGTTTGGAAACATAAAAATAAAGATTTCATCGCTGCTGAACAAAAAGCATTTGAAGATCGAGTAGCTTCAGAAGTTGCAAAACGACTCGAAACAGTCGAAGCCGCAACAAAAGAAGAAACACAAGTTGAGGTTTCTCAAGCATCAGAAGCTCAAGAAGAAAGTTCAGACGAAGTTTCTGAAGCTCTTGACTCTCTCGAAGTTGAAGAGGCTGCTGTTGTTAATAACAACGAAAGCTCTTCTGACCAAGTTTCCCTTAAAGATAGATTCGCAAAAACTTTTAAAGAATCTGTTAAAATTTCATACTAAAAAATAGAAGAAAAAAATTATGGCAAAAAGAATACTACCATACCGAGACTACAGTGAACACGATGTTGTTAATTTGTTTTCTCTTGATTTATCATCCGCAACAGCTACAACGTTGGCTGGAATGGTTTCTAATGGATCAGGAGATTTCGATGCAGGCGTTGTCGTTTCTGTAAGTGCGGGAGCTCTACCTGGTGAGGTTTCCGAATTGCGTGCTGAATCTAGCGATGCCCTCCGAGGCTATCTAGGCGCTAGTTTTAGCGGAGCGCATATTGGATTCAACGGATACCCCGCTAACACAGGTATGACCGTTGCTCCTGCTGCTGCTGGCAGTCGTGGACTTGGAATCACATTACGTGAAACCTTGGCTTTCGACGAGAATGGAGAGAAAATGCTCTATTACAAACAAAAACTTGATGAAGCTCAAGGAGTTCTTCCTGGTCAAACAGTTCCTGTTTTGACAAAGGGTCTCGTTCTTCTCGCTGCAGGAGCTATAAGTGGCACTGTCGCACTTGGAGATGAACTTGAAGTCGCAACCGGAGGAAAGCTTACTGTGAAGAGTTCTGGTGCAGCAGTTGGAACTGTTATCGCAATCGGAGAAGAAAGCGATGATAATACAACTAAGAAATATCTCTGCAAAGTCAGCTTCTAAGAAAGGAAATTTAAAAAAATGAAAATTACTTTAGATAGAACACCCGAGCAAGTCGAGCTTATTAAAGCTATGGCTTCAAAGAATAGAGACGTAGCTTACGAAGCTCAAACTGCATTGGCTGAATTTATTGGTCCAGTTTTAGCAGAAGTTGTTAACACAGCTCCTACTGTAAGTAACATGTTTACTAGTCTTCAGTTTAACAGCGAAGAGAGTCCAAGTATTCCATTGGATCTTTATCACGATATGACTGACGAAGATTACATTCAAGTTTGGAGTCAATCAGTTCCTGGCGGACTTCCTACCAACCAAGTCGCTCCATCACAAAGCGAGCTTAAGTTCACAACTTATACTCTCGATAGCGCATTGAGTTTCGACAAGCGTTATGCTTCTCGTTCTAGACTTGATGTAGTCAGCAAGACATTCACACGCATGGCTCAAGAAATTCTTCTCAAGCAAGAGAAAACTTCTGCCAGCATGATCATGACTGCATTGGCTAGCGCTACAACAAATAGCGAAAAACACGTTATGCGTTCTGCTCAATCAGGACGGTTCTTACTTTCCGACCTTAACAAGTTGTTCACCAAAGCGAAAAGAATTAATACTTCTTGGACCGGAGGAACTCCTGCTGAGCGTCGTGGACGTGGAATTACAGATCTTCTTGTTTCTCCTGAAATTGTAGAAGAAATTCGTGGGCTAGCTTACAATCCGATTAATAGTCGTGGAGGCGCTGGTGGCGCACCTACTGGTGGAGATGGCATTGCAGGAACAGACAGTATGCGTGACGCTATTTTTAATAGCGCTGGCATTCCTGAGTTCTATGGCGTATCCATTCAGGAATATAACGAAATGGGCGCTGGTCAAAAATGGAACGACGTATTTGACGTCGCTGCAGACACCACACAGTATGCTGATCACTACGCTAGCGGAACATCTACTCCAAAAGTGTTTGACGGAGGTACAGACAAAGAACAAATTCTTGTTGGTGTCGACCTTAGTCGTGAATCAATGATTCGTGCAGTAGCTACCGATTCCGAGTCCGGAGATGAGTTTAGTCTTGTATCCGACGATCAATTTGTAACACGTCAATCAAAGATTGGTTATTATGGCTCTATTGAAGAAGGCCGAATGATCATCGATGACCGTGTGTTACTTGGTCTTATCGTTTAATTTAAACAAATTAACGTTTTATAAAATGTCCACCTCAGGAAACTGGGGTGGATTTTTTATTTTATCAATTTACTATATATTAGTGTATAACCCTATAAGGAAAAAGGTATAAATTATGGCAAACAAAAAAACAAAATCGAGCAGGTCTACTTCTTCGAAAAAAACTTCTACAGAAAAGAAAAGTAAACTTGACAATCTTCAACAAACAAACGGTAAAAGCTATGAAGATCAAGTCGCTAAGGCACGCGAACTTGAGGACATTTTAGGGATTGCAAAGATCAATCCATTCAAGACAAATGATAAACGCGTATTCGCTGACATGTTGCAAGACATGAATCTTACAGATCTTCAATCCTTTGCTGTGAAAGTTGGAGTTTTCCCTTCTGGAAATAAAACGGTATTAAAAAATAAAATAAAAAGAGCATTTGATTCTAGCCTTCACGGAAAAGGTAGTGTTCAAGTTATGGGAGAACCAGTTAAGCTTGACCCTTCTAACCCACAGCATTCAAAGGTTATAGATTTCTTGAATAATTAAAATGGCACACGATCTGTTCCCAGATACAAACCTAGGCAAATTGGCTGTAAATATCTACGACCAAGAGATTGGATTTCATTCTCATGGGGAAGTTAGAAACGCAGAAGTAGGTTTAATATCTGGTTGGCTAGAAGGTCATTTGGGCGAGCTAAACAATTTAATATTTACTTGCTTTAGCGGAGAAAGCCCCGAAGGTTTAAATCTGGAGGAACAGTCAATACTTAAAGAGATGTATATCTCTGAATATAACAGGAAGGCCCACAGGAGAGTTCTTAGGGGGATAGATGGCAGCAATGGAGATTCTGACTTTCAGGTAATCCGAGAGGGAGACTCTATGATTCAAAGAACCAATAAAAATGTTACTGCTAAATCGTATCTTGACGCATATGCTAAATCTCAAGAAAGAATCAAAGACCTTGTTTATGCATATAACTTGTATGGCGCCAAGCCAAGTCAAGTAGTAGGCAAGGACTCTCCTTCAACTAATCAAGGATCAAGCCTTGACGAATATTCTAATTAATAGGTGTAAATGTAATTATGAGCGAATTATCTGAAAATGACACTAAAAAAGTGAAATCCGAATTATTTCATATTTGGAAAAAAGCAAGAATCATGTATGAGTCTTTGAAGGAAAAGCCTTCTCTCGACGATTGGGTAAAGAAAAATATAACTCAAGCTTACGAATTAATTGACGAAGCTATGCGATTTATTGAATACGAGGAAATATTTCCCAATAAAAAAGAAGAAACTCCTGAGAATGAAAAGAATAATTTCTTATCCAATCAAGATAAAAGGTTTCCAGTTCCTGTAGCTCAAGAAGGGGGAGATCAATTTGTTACGCGTTGTATACTTGATGCCAACATGAAAAAGAGGTATCCTGTTCAGGCCGATCGTTTTGGAGCTTGCATGTCAATTTATAATGATAATCAAAAAGACTCCGCCGACCAACAGAATCCAGGAGAAAAATTTGAAGACCCCATGGAGGTTAAGGAACCAGAGCTACCTGACCCTGTTAAGCCAATCCTTCCGTAATATTATATACAATAGAATCTTTCAAGACTGAAAATTTTATTTCTTGATTTTCTTTTAATTCTTTACTTAAAATTAGTTTAGATAGTTTATTTTCTATATTCTTCTGAATTAATCTTTTTATTGGTCTTGCTCCCATTTTTTCTTCTTCAGCTTTCTCTGCTATAAGTTTGCATACCTTAGGGGTAATAGAAAGCTTTATTTTCTTGCAAGAAAGTTTGCTTGATAAGTGATTGATTTCTATTTTGGTTATGTCTTGAATATCCTTTGTGGAGAAGTTTTTAAATAAAATTATCTCATTTAATCTATTTAGGAATTCAGGCCTAAAGAAAGTCTTTAGTTCTTCTTTAAGCTTTTCCATGTCTTTCGTGGGGCTCGATTTTTCTCCAAACCCGATATATGGTTTTGCGACTTTTTCACTACCAATATTACCTGTTAATATAATTGTGCAATTAGCGAAGTTGATTTTTCTTCCCGAGTTATCTGTTACCGATCCTTCTTCTAAAATTTGCAGTAATATGTTTAAAACTTCTGGGTGAGCCTTTTCGACTTCGTCAAATAGAACAACGCTGTAAGGATTTCTTCTGACTTTCTCTGTCAACTCTCCTCCTTCTTCATAGCCGACATATCCTGGAGACGCGCCAATTAGCCTACTTGCCGATATTTTTTCAGAAAATTCACTCATATCTATTTGTATAAGCTTATTTTTATCTCCGTATATAAATTCCGCTATACACTTTGCGGTATAAGTTTTTCCGGTTCCGCTGGCTCCAACAAGAAGAAAGCTTCCTACTGGCTTGTTGCTGTCTTGAAGTCCTGACTTGGATCTAAGTATGCATTCTGAAATTTCTTGCAGCGCTTCTCTCTGACCTACGATTTTTTTATTTAGTTTGTTGAATAGCCCGAGCATTTTTTCTGAATCTTTCTTTGAGATATCTGAAATAGGGACTCCGGTTCGAGAGGATACTACCTCATATATATCTTTTTTCTTTACAGATATTTTATACTTCATTGTTTTCTTCGCCCATTTGGATATAATCTCGTCATACTTTTCTAGCAAATCAAGCTGTTCGTCTTGCAGTATCGAGTAGTGAGAGCTAAAATCTTCAGAACTTAAGCTTGATTCTTTTAAAGCTAGGTCTTCTAACCTCTGTTCAATATCTTTTGCAGCCTGAGGTCTTTCGATATTTTTTATTTTAACTTTTGATCCAGCTTGATCGAGTATATCTATTGCTTTATCTGGGAATTGTTTGTCGAGTACATATCTAGAGGTCAAGTCTATCACTAAATCTAACACCTCTTCTGGGTAATGAATACTATGAAATTCTTCGTATTTATGCTTGATTCCTTTTATTATTTCCCTGGCTTCTTCTTTTGTTGGCTCGATGACCTTTACAGCTTGAAATCTTCTGTCTAGAGCTCCGTCTTTTAATATTGATTTCTTGTATTCATCTTGCGTAGTGGCTCCTATGCACTTTATTTCTCCTCTTGCGAGCAAGGGCTTTAGTAAATTCGCGGCATCCATACTTCCTTCTGCACTTCCCGCCCCAACTAAGGTATGAATTTCATCAACAAAAAGAATAATATCTTTATTCTTTTTCACTTCTTCAATGATTAATTTCAACCTTTCTTCAAACTGCCCCCTGTATTTAGTTCCAGCTATAAGGGATCCTAGGTCCAAGGAATATATAATTTTACTAATAAGAAAATCAGAACATTCTCCTTTCGTTATATTCTGCGCTAACCCTTCAACTATGGCTGTTTTCCCCACCCCAGGCTCTCCTAATAGTACGGGATTATTTTTTGTTCTCCTGCAAAGTATTTCACATACGTCATATATCTCAGACTCTTTCCCTATAATACTATCGAACTTTCCCTGCAAAGCCATTGCGTTTAAGTTTGTTGCAAATTTTTCTAGGTTTTGAATTTTTGGTTCTTTTGGGGCTATTTTGGTTTTTATAGGTCTTGTTTTTTTGTGTCTTTCTGCAGCGGAGTCTTTTGATATATGAAGATATTCTCTTACTTGAGATATTATATCATTTTCTGAAGCGTTAAATGATTCAAAGTATTCGGATATATTAGATTCTTCGTACTTCAATAAAGCTAGTAGTATATGCTCTATTCCGACATATTCATGTCCTAGCTTCTCGGCTATAGAAGCTGATACTTTTAGCACTAAGTGAAAGTGTTCGTCGTACACTGAGTCTATATCCTCCGGCGAAAAAGACTGAATGCTTTCGTTTTCTGAAACAATGTACAGAGATTTTTCTATTTTTTCTTTTAGTTTTTCGTCATCAATTTGTAATAAAAATAGTATCTCGCTAAGAATTCCAGCGTTCAGGCTGACCATTCCGAAAAATAAATGATCTAGGGTCACATACTCATTTCCGTACTTTTGGGCAACTTTTTTAGCTTCATTAATTGCCTGTTGTGCTCGCGGCGTAAAGTTTGGTTTTGGCGTCATCTTCATTGATTTACACTCTAAATTATTTAACGTCCGACATTTTCATATATATCTTTTCATTCATTATATTTAACGAATCAAGGAAGACTATATCTTCTCCTTTCCTTCCAAAGGCCACAACTATGCTCTTTTTAAGCGGGGTTTTATTTTTTGAATCAAAATATCTGTCATAAAAATTCCCTCTTCTTGAATTTAAAAGCATTGCGTCGTATCTTCCAAACTCATCCGCTATTGAAAGCTTCAT